CTCCCTGCTGTAATCAGCATCAATATTGTAAAAAATTTTGGCGTAAATTGCATTAGCAATTATTGATGTTATAGGTGTGAATATTATGTAAAATAATTTTTAAATTTTACATCATATTATGGTGTGGATTATATTTTTAAATACCACCAATTATCCTTCTTATATTTCTGTTTCACCCATTTACCTTTATCATTAAGGATGTAAATATCCTGACGATTTTCCCTCTCATAACCTCTGACTTTCCAGCAGGTTTTACAGAGGGTTTTATGTTTGAAATCGTTTTTAATTGGTCGCATCTTGGCTTTGCAGTTTTTACATCTAACATTATGTTTCTTACGATAATCGTTTATCTTTTTCTTCTGTTCTTTTTGAAGTCGTCGCATCATAGCATACATTTCTAAATCAGTCATACTCATTATAATATATGTGGATATTATTTATTCCTAAATAAAAACGAATGAGGAAAAATATGGATAATATCTGTTTTTATATCAATCATTAATAGTTGTTAATGATTTTATGTATAAAATTTTGTTTTATATGTATGTGTAAGGAAGTGATTTTTTTATTAAGAAAACCCTTAATAACTATGAAGGATTTTCTATATAAAATATTTATGGAAATTAAAATCCTATTTCCCTCACAAAATTATTCATACTACTTACACAACCGTTATTATGGAATTTAAAATTACATCTTTTACCACCTTCTAACAAGTCAAATTTAATTCGTTTTCCATCATATAACATCTCATACAGTTTATCAAGAGATATACCCATCTTGTTTGCAGTATATAGGATGGTGCTATTAGGAACACCCTTCATCCGTATATGAAAACCTCTAACTTTTTTATTACCATAATCACCTACAAGACAATCAATATAACATTTCTTACCTAAAAAGATACTCTTTTCCGCATAAACATTTTTACATTCATTACCATTCTCGTCTTCCAAATCAAAATCTATATGAAATTGTCCTAACTGTTTTCCATCCAATTCCTTACCATAAATTTCTTTGAATTTTTTCTTTAAGACCGCAACATCGTCCCAAACCATATGAATACTATCCGTATCTTGATAATATGCTGTTAAATTATTATCTTCACACAGACACATTACTTCATTCATAATTCTTTTACTCATACTTAACACCTCAACCCCTACCACACAATTATTAAAGTGCTCGTTTATGGTCTTATGTAATTTAAATCTATATTTATCTGATTCAAACATTTTTTCATATTCTATGATGTAATTATAATTATCTCTAATATACTTATCCACATCTTTCTTACCTACTATCGCCTCCTCTGTATTAATAGGTTTCAATATTGTCTTACCATAAGCACTATTCATAATTAATTTATATACCAGTTGTGCTTCGTTTTTCTGTTTTTTTAATTGTAATCTCAAATCAAATACCCTCTTAATAACTTCTCTTATTAATGGATTTCTACCTTCATCATAGTAATATCCTAATAATACATCAAATTTTACTTGTTGAAATTTTATTAAATCTTCAAGACCAATTCTATCAATATATAATTCTTTTCCTACCATATCGTTATGAAATACCCTCACACCATTTTCATTTACTTCACTCATCAAACTAAAATGTCTATCAATACCTACATCTGTAATTTTTATTTTAACAAAGAAACCATCTATGCTCTGTAAAAAATTCCAGTTCTTTTGATTATCGTTTAATATTTTAGGTTTTCCCATCAAACATCCTTCCATTCTATACATAGACGATGGATAGAGTGAAACTCCATCATAATCAGCCATTTTCTGTCCTTTATGGTCTGGATTTTCTACACTATCAAATTTCCATTTAATATTATCTCTACACATAGTGCGTCCTCCTACCACGCATTTTTGAATAAATAACTGTGGAACACCTGCTAATTGATATACACCATCATACACACCATTCTTTTTCATATACTTATCTGCTAATGACGCAATAGTCCATACACCATCAACATCAATACTAATCTGCTTTAACACCCATCCTCTAAATGTTTCATATCCTGCTTTTAATACTTTGCAGTCCATCATACAATAATATTCACTATATTTCATCATATTAAAATGTTTCTTACCATTATGGTTTATAATCATACCTAATCTTTTAAGATTTTTAAGAAACTGCTTATACTCACCATCTCTGTAAAAATGTCTTTTCGCCTTACTACATTCTACAATATTTTCTCTTAAATTTTTCATATTATAGAGGTCATATGGGAACACTTCTTTTTCTTGTTTTAATTTAAAACATTTACCAAATTTTCTTAACGGCATAGCAATAAGTTTTAAACTATCTTTAAATTGTAGTCGCAACATCGTCTTATTATTTTTCCAACTACAATAATTAGCAGTAGCATTCATAAGACCACTACCTTTTGTCTTCTGGTCTATACCAAATAAATATTTCTGGAAAAATCTGTAATCATAGTTGCAGTTATGAGCGATGAGTAATGCTTTTTTACAAGGAATATCCATATAACCACCTTGAATATTGTATTCACCAGTTTCTTCACCAGATGCTCTTACCTCTGTTAATTTTGTAATAGCATCCAACATCAATCTACAACAGTCATCACCATAAGAACATATTTTTTCACCATCATCACTAATAGCACACGCCATATATGGTCTATGAACTCTAATAATTCTTTTCTTTTCTAATTCTTTTAACTCTTGTTTATCCTTTTGTGTTAAATCTACTTTTGATTTTATCTTATCTATTTTGCTCTCAATAGTTGTATTTATCATACTAAATTTAAAACTCTCTGTATCAAAAAACCATTTCTTAAATTCCTTACCTCTCTTTACCTTATATTGCTCTTTTTCAATATCATATTCATTTTCAAGACAGCATTCTTCGTCATCATAAATTAAATTATCAAAATCAAATGCTCTATCTACAAATTGTGTTTCTAAAATACCTTTATCAAATGAAATAGGCACTAAATATTTTTCTTTATTTTCAAACAAGTAATGCATAACTTTAAAACTATCTGTTTTTCTATTATCATCAGAACAATAACTCATCTTGCGTTTTTTATAAAAATATCTCATTTCATCAACGCCATAATGGTCTATCAAATTAAAATAATTTTTTAATGAGAACATAGTAAAATCACATTTCTCTACTAAAAAGTAATGTCTATCAATCAATCCAATTTCATAACTTTCGCTGTGTCCCTTACCATAAATAATAGCACCTTTTCTCGCATCACGCTTTCTCAATCTTATTTCAATATGTAATTTTTCACATACTATTTTTAATTTACTCATAGGAACATCACGATTGACTACAAAACTGGTAAGACGATTGAGTTTTTCTTCACTCATTCCACCATTTTCTAATGCTTTATATAAACAATTATGTTTATAATTATCTGGTATTACTGCTTTATACACACCATATCTGGTAAGGTCAAATTCAACTAATGATAAATATTTAAAGAATGCTCCACCTTTTTTAGTTTTTATTTTACCAGATTTATTAAAATCGCTTGAAGAATAATCTGGATATGTGATTGTTAATGATGTAGTTTCACTTAATACAGTAGCAAATTCAGCATCGCTATAATGTGCTCCACCTACTGCGTAATCTTCTTGTTGTGTTTTTAATGCGTCAATAAGACCTTCAATATTGCTCTGGTTTAATGTAAAAAATCTTTCTGTTTCATCAATCTCATTAGCATCAAGTGTAATACCACCTGCTCTTAATAAGACCATTTCACCAGCAAAAATATCCATTACCATTCGTAAAATGGTTTCAATTCCTAAAATTTCTATATCTTTTTCTACTATGTAAGCAGAACCTTTTTTACCTAATTTAAAATTAATTAACCTACTCATTAAATCTTTTCTTACCTTTCTTGCTTTGATAATCTGTTCTCTTTTTCTATCAACATCGCTATTAAAACCTTCTGCTAAAAATCTATAAGCATATCTAATGCTCCTAAATCTTTTTCCAGTTCCTCGTAATTCCTTTGCGTAATCCATAACAATTTTATTTTGGTTTTTAACACCTTTAATACCTTTAAAGGATAAACCAAACATTTTTCTTAATCTTCTCTTACTATTTTTAGATATATCTATATTGTTAATTAACTTGATGTAGCGTGGTAATCTTGAAGTCATTATATTATCCGTAGATAATAAAGTCGTTTGAAAATCTCCTAAACTTTCTCCCATTATATTCTATATGAGGAAAATAATTTTGGAAAATAAACGCCTAAATAAAAATTCCTAAATGTTTTTATATATTTTTGAAAAATCCCTAAATATATAAAATTCCTAAATAAAATAAAATTACCATCCACCAGCAAAAGATGGTTGTGTATCCGTTGTATCCATAGTTGGTGTAATTAACATTCCTCGCTGTGCTAATGTAGGGGGTGGTTTTGGAATAGATACTTGTTTTACACTTGGTGCGTCTGGTTTTTTACCGAATAACTGTTCTACCCAATCAACAATACCTTTACCTGCCTCATATAAAGCACCACCTTCTAAAACCGCACCTGCTACTTGTAGCGGAACACCAATTACAGCCCCTATACCAGTAGCATCCAAAGCCGTTCCAGCCCCTTCTAATCCAGCACCCACACCTTCATCAACTGCTGTTTCACCTGCTCCTTCTCCTGCGTCTGCTAATGCGTCTTCTCCTTCTTCCGCACCATCTTCCGCACCATCTCCTTCTTTTGTTTCTTCACCAGCATCTTCTTTGGTTTCATTACCAGTTTCTTCTGGTGCGGACGAAGGTGTCCTTTCTGGTGCGTTAGACCTTAATTGCTGTCCTCTCGCATCTTCCATACCCATCTGCGTCTGCTCTCCTGCTCTATCAAAATCAATATCACCATTTGCTGTTCTTGGAACTTCAAACTGATTCATAAAATCATCAAACGACATATCTGCTTCATCTACATTAGCAGGGTCTTCTACTGCTCCGCTTGTAGCACTACCATCTGCTTCAAAACCTTCTCCACCTTCTGCTCCTCCACTACCTCCACCAGTTTCATTCATTTCAACATCACCATCTTCATCACCTGCTCCTGCTCTGCTTCTTTGATTAATATTATCTTGCATATCTTGTAATCTTCCTCGTCCTTCTCTAATAGCACTTCTTCCTCGTCCCATAAGGTCATCCACACCTTGTTCTGCTTTACCTCGTAATTGATTAAATTTTCCTCTTACCATATTATTAAATCCTTCTGTATCAGAAGAAATTTTACCACCAGCAAACCTATTATCTACATAATCAAGTGCTTTTCCACCATATTTTTTGAAAGTTCTTATACCAACTTCCTCACCTAAACCTCGTAAGGCATCTAAATCTGTTTTAGTATAAGCATCTTGTAATAATTGTTTATTTTTACCTACAATTTGTCTATTAACTGCTTTAATATTATCTACATCCTCTCTAAAACCTGCTAAATTGTTATTAATCTCACCTGCTGATTGAGCGTAAGCGTTATATACAGAACTCGCCATTTTACTATATAATTATATTAGAAATAAAATTTAATTATACATTATTATCTGTTTTTTCATCTTTATCTTCATCACATTTCTCAATTACATCTGCTAATTTTGTAGCCATACAACTACTACCTCTCAATAAACAAACAACAGTATCAAAAACACCATTACCTTTATGCTTCTTGATAAATGGTAATACTTCACTAAAAACAAACAACATACCTAAAACAATTGTTGCATATTCATATCCTTTATCATTTATAACCACATCACTACTCGTAGAGTTCATAATATATTTAGATTAGATATTATGAATGATTAAAATAATCGTAATATTGAGAATAACTTTTTCTTTGTTGTTTTTGCTTTAATGACCTCTCAAAATGTTTAAATTCATAAATATTTTTATGAGGTTCTTCATCATCTTTTGGTTTTCCTATATCTCTTGCGTAGTTAATAAATTTATTTTCTGGTAATTTTCCCATACTATTATGCGTTAATGTATTTACTTCTTTTTCTCTTACTCCTATCGCCCATTTTATAAAACTCCACATTATAATATACTATTAGAAAATTTTACCAAAGCAACTGGTCTGCGTAATAAGAATTTGTCCCTTTTTTATGTCTATTCTTATTATGTCTTATTTTATATAATTTTCTCCTTTTATCTGCGTATTCCTTACCTTTTGTCTTCTTAAAAGTTGGAAAATCTCCATAACCAATAGCACCTACACTTGCTACTTTTTTACCATTTTTGAATACATCTATTTTCTTCTTTTTATTAGTGCTTCGCTTTACACTAACACCTAAAACTTTTGCTCTTGCTCTCGTATATGCTGTAATACTATAACTCATTATAATATGATTACATTTTATTTTTATTTAATAATTTATTTCCTACTAAAACTGGTTTTTCTTTTCTATATTCCATAAATCTTTTACCAGCATTAATAGCACTTTGTCTGGTATTATATTTTTTATTAACATATTTCTTCTCGTTAATTTTCCATAACATATATTTTTCTTTGACCTTTTTTATCTGATAGGGCATTATTAATAATATATTATATTAAAATATTTTATTAATAAAATCCTTAATAACTGTTAAGGAAATTCTATACTAATTTTTCATTTCCTTATAACCCCCTATGAATTAAATTATTCTATAACATTTACTATACCAGAACTAATATTGGCTACTCTCTGTGTTTTTACAAAAAATCTGTATCGTCTTTGCTGACCGTCATCATCATTAGCAACAACCAAACGCTCACTATAAATCATAGGTAAATTACTTACTCTTTTACCTTGACCGAAAGCATTAGACAATTTAATACCGTCCCAATGCATAGTTCCTACTTCTGATGTCTGGTCGTAGCCGTTAAGTTGTCTATTACTTATACCTAATACATCATCACTACCATCATCAAGTGTGCTTGATTTCCAAGACCATCTGTAATCACAAAGCATAATTGGTAATCCATCCTCTACGGCATCTGATTCTGATTTCTGTAAAGAACTATTTTTAAGAGGCATACTATACCAATTTTGACTATCAATATTAAGTTGCATCTCTTTTCCTAACCTATAAGCCATAGAATTATAAATACCAATATTATTAATTTCTAAATTAGCATTATCTACATCCTGCTTCTGGATTACAATAGATTTTACTTTTTTACCACCATAAGCAAGTTGGAATTCTAAATTTTGAGTATCTCCTCCACTCGCAACAGTAATGGTATTTTCCTGCGTAAGCATTTCATCATAAGGCACATCATAACCTCCTTTATTCATAATTTCATCAGCCAATCCTTCCATAAGGTCTGGATAAAATAGATAATCAGCACATATAAGACAATCTGGTTCGCTAAATTCTGTAATTAGTGGTGCTGTTGTTCCAGTAGGATTTTGAACTCTATGACCTAATGCGTCATCACTCCATTCAATATTTAATGCTACTTCTTGATTAATAGCAAAAAGAGGTAATTGAAGACCACGCATAAAAGGAATTAGTTGTGAAAGCCCCACCATAAATGTAGGACAATTATTAAAATCTCCTTTAATCTTTTGCTCCTCCGCAGTAGATAAACCCATCTCTGCTGTTGTGTTATTTTGAACTCCACCATCAACACCACCAGCATTAAACTCTGTTAAAGCATATTCTGTTCCTTCTCTACCTAACACACCATATGGACCAGAAAAACCTCTCGCATTAACAGATGTTGCTGATGGTGCTATAAGTCCTCTTGCTGTTGAACCTACAAAAATATCATTACCACCTTGTTTAGGCATAATAACACCTTTTTTATATTCATTTGAATAATGAAGACGCATCCAAGTATTATACTGTCCTACTTCATCTAAATTACTAATTCTACGACCACCTATGGTAAGAAATGCTCTTCGTATCCAAGACAAAGCACCAGTTCCAGTAGGTAAATATCCTGCAAAAACATTAGCACCTACATCTACTCCATTAGCACTTTTTACACGCAATTTCATTTGAAGATGTGAATTGCTGTCTAATATTCCTTTCTTTTCAAACACAAACTTACATCCTTGCTGTGAAAAATTAACTGGACGCAAAATAGATGTATCTACACTCTGCGTTTCTGGACGCTGTAATACATTTGTTCTCAATAATGCTGGTAAAGACCTTCCGCTCATTATATACTATTTATTAATAAATTAAAATTTTTTAAACTCTAAATTATTATTTACTAAATATTTAATTCATCACATTAACCATCCCATTCTGGAACATTATGGTATTCTTATGTTTAACATAAAGGAAAAGAGAATGAGGAACTAAAATTTTACCTTGAAGATTATGTCTGATTCTCATTCCTAATGGTGTTCCCTTATAATTAGTTCCATTATCTGTAATTTTATCCGTAGAAAAACCCATAGTAAATTGCTGGACTTTATCTTCATCTACAAGTGCTGGTTTATCTTTTCTATTAAATCTTGCTTGTTTAACAGTCAATCCTCCTATACGCTGATAAGGATTAGACAATTCTGTCTGTAATGATTTAACGAAATTACCACTAACCCAAGTATCTCTTAAAGCATTTAATTCTTCCCAATTAGCAAAACTATCTGCTATACCTTGTCCTTCTGTTTCATTACTATCAACCTCAAAATCAAGTGGAAGACGCATACCACCTTTTGTGAAGGTAAGTTCTTCTAAAAGAACCCTATTTTTCAATTCACCAGCACCATCTACCGTTAGAACTTGTGTAGTTCGTTGAGAATTGTAATCATAATTGCTTACCCAATTTGAAGGAATAATATTACTAATCACATTAAGCGTTCTACCAGTATTAATATTTAGAGAAATATTATGGTCGTCGCTGTTAAGAACATTATAAAACGATGAATAAGTATTATATTCCATAACACCATTTCTATTTTGCAACATCGCTCTTCGTCCTTCTGTTGTAGGACATTCTGCTTCAAAAGAGCATAATACATTTGTAATAGCATAAAAAGCACCACCATCATCCTTTGCGGAATTAGATGCGGAATTACGCCATTTATTATTATTAATAACATAATTAGAATTAGCAAGTGTAATGATTATACGCAGACCTTGAACGAGTTGTAAATCTACTGGTTGTCCTTGTAAAAATCCATCAAGCAGAGGAATACAAAAATCAAAAGGTCTATCACATTTTTTAGCGGTAGAAACATCTTTTCCTAAACCACCTAACCCACTATCATTACCATTAAGGTAAGTATTAATACTATCATAAAGTGGTAGTAATGATGCTGTAAGGCGATTATATGACTTAATGGTTGAATATGTCGCACCATTTAGCGACTGTATAGTTAATGTTTCTATACAACTATGTATTCCAGAACGACCATCAATATAAAAATCTCTGGTCGGTGCGGAAGAAAAGAAATCAGAAGAATTAAGTGGTAAAACATTACCAGTTCCATCACTTACCTTAAATGTCCCACTAATTCTTAAACTTTTTCCGTTCATAATCTTCGGCATTCTGGGTATATCAAAAATTATCTGATTTAATCCAGAACGGTCAGAAAATGTTCCATCACCTAAATTTGTTGCGTTTAACTGGATAAATTCTCTCGTAGTTCCATTATAACTCATCTTATATAATTAATATATATTTTTAAATTTTTTAAAATTATATATTTTTCTTCAACAAAATTTTATTTGTTATTATTTATATTTGAACGGATATACCACCTTTTCCTACAATTAATCGTCTTAATCCACCTACATAAGTAATGAATAGTTTATTTTTCTGTGGATTTTGAGGAGAATTTTTGTAATCAACTCTTAACTGGAAACCACCATCTTTAACAAGAGGATAAACACCACCATAACGAGCAAGAGAACGAGCAATAACAAGATTTTCACTCTGGAAATCTAAATTTCTTACTTGCATTTTAGAACTTCCTAATGCTTTCTCTGTTTCAAAAAGTGCTACTTGCTCTACAAGTGGTCCAGTAGTAAGATTAGTTAGTTGTGCTAATGATACACGCTGTGTGGGCTGTTGTTTATTAGCAATAAGGAAATTATAATTCTTAACATTATCAACACAACTTTCTAAATTGTTATTGACTATGGTTTCAGCAAGTCCATTCTCTGTTGGTTTTACAAGAGCAGATGTAGCCCTCATATTCAAAGCAGGAATATTTAACTGGACTACTTGTTCTGATGATGTAATGTTATTACGATAAACATTCCAACTGTAATAATCGTATGACGCACCTTCTTCTGTCTGTGTTCCTTTCATAAGTGCTTCAACATATCCAGATGGTGGCTGTGCTGTTTTTACAACAAGTTCAATATCTTTAACAGTAATAGTAGGTGTAAGAGCACTTCCAGCACTATTTCCCAAAAAATCTGCTAATTCCATAAAAACTTGATTATTTTCAACCGCACCAGCAGTTCCTGCTGGAACATTTCCAACACCACCTTTCAAGGACGCAATAGGAACATTAGCAGGATTAGAAACAACAACACTTACAGAAACAAGACCACCAGCATTTTCATTAGCATTACAAGAAACAGATTGAATAACACCTAAATCAACCTTTACTGGTGCGACACCAGTTGCTGATACATTATTAAATGCGTGAAGATGCTTACCTACAATATAATTATGTGCTCCTACCATCTGCTGTCTAACAAGACGACAACCAGCGTCAAATTCTGCTTGTTTAAGACCTGCTTGAAGAGCACCACCACCAGTATTTTCTGTAATCTGATTATATCCAGCATTTATTTCCGTCTGTAATTCAAGAGTAATTGGCGTTCCAGCACCACCACCACCAGTAGCATCAAGAATACCAAAACGACAACTTTCCACACCATTAGGAACTTTTGCTAAACCATTTTCCGCCATAACACCAGCACAACTCCACGCTCTTAAACATTTTTGAGCGTTTGCTAAATCAACTTCTACACGCAGACCATCCGTAAGCATAGCAGGAAACATTTTAGTATTAGGTTCTCCTAAAATACCACTATACAATCTCATAGCAACTTCAACTTCATTAGATTTAGGAATAGCACCATCATTAGCACCGTTCATAAAATCCGCATTAGTTGGTGCTACATTACCAGTAATATAAGAATTATAAAACATACTATTATTAGCATTTCTTGATGGTAGATTATCATAAGTCGCACCATCATAATCTCTTGATGTATATTCAAGTGCTTCTGTAATACCACGCTTATTTCTAATAGAACGATTTTCTGTGTAATGATGCATAAGTTCTGCGAGTTCATCGTAATTCTGTATGGTTTCAAGTTGTGTATTCTGGTTTGCGTCATAAATACGCACTTGGTCTATGAGTGAATGTGAGCCACATTTATTACTTAAATGAACTACTGCTGGTGAATTATTAACACTAACATTCATTTTTAAATATGTCTGACGAGGGTCAATAAATCCCATAAATGAAGGAATATGAAATCTTACGGTCTGTCCGTCGCTGTAAGATAATTGATTATCAGATGGAACAAAGGTAGATTTTGAAGGAATAGTTTTGTTGTATTGGCTACTAACGAAATCCATTATATATATTCTAACTAAACATTTTTAAAAAAATTCAACTTCTTTAAAAATATTTTTTCAAAAACTTTTGTTAATAAAATCCTTAATAGTTATTAAGGAAAATCTATATAAATTTTTCTTTTGTGATATACCCCTTATAAAAGTGATTTTTACCTACATAATCACCAAAATAAAATAATATAATAAAATCTTCTATTTAGATTATCAAGATAATCTTTTACTTCTTTTTTAATAAAATCTTGATTTATCAAGGAAGAATAATTCATAATTTCTAATATAACTACATATTTTATTTTTTATCAAATTTTTTAACTCGTCCTTTGGTCTTCTTTTCTTTCTGTGCTTCTTTAATTTTCTTTTTTCCAAGTTCCTTGAATGTTGCTGGTGTCTTTTTTGTTATTCTTTTTGTAGGTCTATATACATCTCCTTTCTTTTTATAATTTACTTTACCGTCTTGTGTTCTCCATTTTTCTTTAAACCATCTTCCTAATCCTTTCTTATCATCCTTTTTACCTTTATAAGGCGATTTATTACCATATTTCCTCTTAAATGCTTCTTTATATTTCTTAACAATTAAACCACTTCTATACGCAGAATGTATTTTTATTGAACTGGTTATATCTTTTTTAATCCTATTATATAAGACCATATCTACTGGTGTAGGCATTATATAATACTATTATATTTTTTTATTTACAATAACAAATTTTACAATCTTTTAATCCTTGTGCTCTTGCTATACGAGGTAAAATTCCTTTAACTAATTTTCGTTTTTGTCCTCTTTTATCTACAAACCAATAAGAATCAGTTTTTTTATTACACATTATTTTCATTTCTTTTAATGGAGTAATATTATCATTATCCATCAAATATTTTATGCAGTGCTTACATCCACCACAAACTTTAACTGGAACTCTGGGGTCTAATCTACTAAAACCTTTCATCACACTTCTATCGCATTTATGGTAATGAGGTGTTTCATCCCATATTCTTTTTTCCTCTAATCTCCTATGTAATGCTTCTTCATCTGGTTTGACTTTATGTTTAGCACTAAATCCCTCCATAACCGCTTTATCTTCGTCAGTTAATTCATAATCTGGATACATTTTTCTCCAATCAGTCATTTTATATAATAACTAAATATATTAAAAATTTTTAAATGTTTTATTTTTTCTTTGCTTTATATTCGGCGGATAATTGTTTTAAAGTTTTACCACTTCCTTTACTGGCTTTAACATAATCACGCCAAGGATTACTTTTTTTAGTATCTTTACCTTTGGATTTAGATACATTACCCTTTTTACCAGTAAAATCTTCCTCTCCTTTATCAGTTTTAGATTTAGATTTTTTCTTTTGTCCTTTCATCGCTTTTGCTTCATCTGCTTTATCTTTTTTTGTCTGTTTTTTACCCTTAATAATCTTTTTATTTTTAGGTTTTGCTTTTTGTTGTGAAAGCATTTCTGTAATACCTTTTGCTTTCTTTTTCATCTGTTTAGGTGCTGTTGCTGGTGTTTGTGATGTTTTTGCTTTTGATGATTTAACCCTTCCTAATGATTTCATAGCATCTGTTAGTGTATAAGCAAAATCTTTTTTAGTTTTATGTCTTACATTCTTACCTTTAATTGTAAAATTTTTTAACTGTTCTGCTAAATCACTTGCGGTCATACGATAAACTCCTTTACCTCCTATACCACGCTTACCATATTCTACATCTGTCTTAAACATTTTGTTAAATGATGTTAATATCTTTCTTGCTTCTGATACTTTAATATCCATTTTACCAACTCTTACCATTTATTATATAATTATCAGTATATAATAAAAATTAATCAATTAATCTTTTGTGTGCTATTTCATAATGTTTTTTATTTAACTCAATTCCTATAAATTTTCTTCCTAAATTTTTACACGCTAAACCAGTTGAACCACTACCCATACAACAATCTAAACAAGTATCACCTTCATTACTAAAATATTTTAATAAAAATTCTAAAATAAATTGTGGTTTTTCTGTTATATTAGGAATTAATTTTTTATTTCTAACAGCATATTCGCTAATAACATTAGTAGGTAATATTGGTGTATATACCGCAGATTGTGAATGATACATATTATCTTTTCCAATTATTAATGGTGTATTTACTACATTTAATGGTAAGCGTGGTTTATATACTTTATGTTTTGAATTTTTATAATGCTTGATAATAGCATTAGGTTTTATATTATTTTTCTCATTTCTTAATTCACATACTTTATGATATTTTGCATAATTATATACTGGTTGATGTTTATAGAAAATAAATACATATTCTGTTGATTTACCTAACCTTTTTCTACTCAATAATGGTGTGGTTGTTCTTTTTTTATCCCATACTATTTCATATTTAAAATGTTTAGGACAAGAATTTATTAATTCCACACCAAATTTCATATCACCAAACATAAATATAGGTGTATTTTTCTTACTAACTCGCCATAATTCTTTCCATAATATTTTCAAATCTAATGGTTTATCCCATTCTAAATGTTTTTCAAACCTACCATACGGTAAGTCAGTAATAACTATATCAACGCTTTTACTTGATATGGTTTTAAGTTTTTCTAAACAATTTCCTTCAATCAAATTCATTTATATATATATCGGTAAGATTTATTTTTCTTTTAAACTCTTTTTTGCTATGTATGCTAATCTTTTTTTCTCTAAAATTTTTGCTCTATTACTATCATAGTATTTTTTAGATGCTTCCCTTGTTTTCATCTTACCTTTATCTGTTTTCTGATATTTTCTAATATATTTTCTTTTATTTTCTTTATCTTTTTTAATAATTTTTAATAATTCTTCTTTATCCATTTCTTCTAAACTCTTTTTAGATGGTGGTTCTATATCATTCATCTTAAACATTAATTCCTCTCCATCATCAAATGTAATGCTGTCGGCATCGCTTTCGTCATCGGTATAAATCATATCGTTTGAACTCATATTATATACTATGTAAAGATAAAAAAATTATTCAACATAAACGCATATATAGAAAAACTCCTAAACATTCTGTATCCAGCATCTATTTTTTAGAAGGTTTAGTTCCAAAAACTTCTTTATCTTTCGGCATTCTCTTTTTTGGCTTCTTCTTTGTAGCATATTCTGCTATATGTTCGCTCATATCTGTCGTTTCATTACCTATTTCTGTATTACAAGGTGCGTGTAAAGATTTAGGATTATTTTTAAAAACTTTTAAACTTTTTTTGTCTTGTTTTACAAGTTTAAACATTATTAATATATAATTATATTATATAAAAAAATGAGTTTAATATTTTTGAAGAATGACGACAATTCTGTTAAATCAAGTGTTTTAGGTAGTGGTAGTAATATGAAACCTTACAAGTGGCGAAATTATTTTACTTCACCAATTAAATTAGCCCCTAATAGTCAAGTTGCTTTTATTAAAACACAATTCCAGAGCACAGAGGTAGGTGATTTTGAAGATGCTACTGCTTATATGTATGTAGGAATTCCACAGTTAAATCCACCTATACCTTTATATTTATCAGAAAATAATGTAGCAGATATAACACAATATGTAAATAATATTGGATTAGCGTGTAATACTTATGGATGTGATGGTGATTATAACCATATTTTTATGCAACCTAATCAATCTGTATTGGGGCAATCTAATTTACAAGATGAATACGAAACTGGTTTTAATTGGGTGTTAAAAGATGATAAAAAAGTATCAATAAGAGCAACACAAAGAGGTATAAATAATATTTATAATCAAGGATATAATAATTGTGGTATGACTGTTAGTGTTAATGGTGGAATATCACCTACACCTAATGGTATTGAAAGTGGAACTGGTGATGATACTACATTATTTAAAGAAAATGGTTTTTTTCATACTGGTTTAGGTGGAACTAATGGTCCATTTGTTTATTCTACACCTACTAATCTCATAGCACATCAATCGGTAGGAGCACCTATTTATTTTTCTAATTCTTCTGCTCGTTATTATAATCCTAATTATGCTTTCGCACAGATGGGCGGACCACTTCAAGCCCCTATACAACTTCCTATTGTAGATGTAAATTCTTTATTCCCTTATAATTTTTCTTCTTCTACTGGTTTTGGTGATGTTTTTTGTGTTGCTGGTTCTGCTACTGGTATTAAGAAAAATGTTTTTATGGATGGAGCACCAGATGCTAATAGAAATAATCCTAATGGAGGAGGAGCACCAGTAGGGCATCCTTCAATTGCTGGTGCTGGTAGTGGTGGTTATTCTAATATATTTGTAGGTAATTTAGCACAGCCAGACGCAGATGTTGTATATCCAGCACCATTATTTCCAGCAAACAGAGTAGGATTTACTGGTATTACACCTTGTTCTTTTGGTGTTAATAGTGTTGATGTTATTGATTTAGAATTTGCTGATAATGTATCACAAAGTAGAGAAAATTTTAGAGATTTGATGGATTTAAATAATGCTGACCCTGCTCTTCAAAACGCATTATTAGGTAAATGTGATTTCACCAGAGCAATTGGTGGTTATGCAAGATATTTATTTGGTGTAGATATTATGGAGGTTGGTGGTGATTTGAAAGCAATATGTAAAATATTAAACCCTAATCCAGTTGGAGGTTCATTTGTAGAGAGTAGATATTTGGATTGTGCTTCATTATCGTTAGGTGAATTATCTGCTGGATATAATGATATTGATGGTGTGGCTTTTGCTGGTGGAGCACAAGGTGGTCCGTCAATATTTTCTATTAATATTGCTGGTCCTGCTACTGGTGGAAGAAATGAGGCGTCTATAAATTTCCGTATCCGTTGGACTTCACCCTACACTATGTGTGTTGAATATTGTTTGGATACTACTGCTGGTGGAGGTGGATATAGATTTATTGATGATACACCTTATTTACCTGCTGATGGAACTGGCGACCCTACTTCTGGATGGTGTATGCTTTATGATATGAAAAATGACCCAGATGTAAAAAGTAATTATTTAATACCATCTTATGCTGGTGATATGAGAGTTGTTATGTATCAAACACCAGTAGCAAGAACTGCTTTTGGTATTAATGGTTATTTTGATAATAGATATAGTAATAATGGTGGTTCAAGAGATACTACTAATACTAATTCTAATGTCGCTAATTTACCATATTTTTATAAATTACCAGTAGATGGAACAGATGGTTTGGCTTTACCATTAGTTCAAGATTTTACTGGTGGTTATACCACTCCTAAATTAGGAAATGCAAAAGGTGAGGTTGAACCAGAAGAATTTATTGCGACTGGTGCTAATGCTGGTATATCTAAAAAGAAAATTCATTTCTTATTGAATTCTGTTGTAGGTGATGCTACAAGACAGTTTGTAATGGATGAATTAGGAAATCCTATATTTAATATTTATGACCCACCTAATCTTCATTTAGGCAGTCAATTAGGAATTATTAGTTCTACAACACCAGAAAAAGATTTGATTACATTATCTGATGATATTACTGGAATAGGTGTAGATTATGTTCTTTATGGTAAAGATGGAACTACTATTTTGAATAGTGGTAATGATGATTTTACACTACATTTTCAACTTACTAATTTTGGTATTAAATCTCAACAAGGGGTTAAATCAACAGAATATAAATCTATTATGGTAGTTAATAAAATAGAATTAAGTGAAAAAGTATTAAACCCTTATAGTGCTTATAATTACACACATCCTACTCCATTATGGATTGATTTAAATAATTATGGTGAAATAAATATGAATGGTATTGATGTTAAGATTACTGATGATGATAATAATGAGGCAAAACAATTAAAAGGTAAGACCAATTTGGTAATAGCATTTAGAGCAAAACCAAAAAGAGATGAAGGATATGTTCCAGATAATATACCAGTTGTTAATAGAGTTCC